CTTTATTTAAGTTCATTAAAGATTATATCCCTGCTAGAGCCGACTCCTCTACAGGAGTAGTAGTTAAACAACATTATTTAGAAAGAAATAGACATAGAATGGTTTTACCTCAAATGTCTCAATCTTATAACCAATTTACTTCTTCTATAAATCCACCTGTCACCTCAAGTATTAGTGGTGGAGTTTATTATAATATTGATGAAGGTACTGTCTATACATTTACTGGATCAACAGGAGGAGTTTTAGATAATTATAATTTTGTTTCTTCTTCATACTTAAAATCAACCATTGGTGGAGTAGTTGTTACTCAAAGTTATACTCAAAGTTTAAACACTATAGCAGGTACAGTAACTACTATTAATAATTACCAAACAGAATTTTATACAGGAAACTATAGTGGTTCTACAGCAAGAGCTACTTCTCAAAGTTTATTTAATGTCCCATATTTAATTCCAAGTGGAACTATTAACTTTTTCTCATCATCACCTGCATTTGTAACAATGTCTGGACAAATATTAGCTAATTTTCAATATGAAAATAGTGATTATTATCCATTAGTTAATAATATTAACACTAATAGACCAAATACTAACTATTACGATTTAGACTTTAAAACAAATTCAATTAAAGCAGCTAATTTATATGCTGTTTTATCAGGAAGTGCATTAAGAGCTCAAACACCTGATAGTAATTATACATCATTAAAATCTATTCTTCCAAGATATAATGGAAGTAAATTACAAGCTCTTAATTATAATACTTATGCTAGTGGTTCCTCAGCTGCTTTATTATTAGATGGAACCCTAAGTGCATATTCTGGAGATGTAAGTTACGGACCAAATGCAGTCATAACTAAAAATCCACAATACTTTGCTCACTTTACTTATGGTTACCCATCATTAGAAACTAAAAATACATTTACATTTGACATTGATAAGCTATATCCTATAGTAATAACTGGCCAAACCCTATCAACCTCAGGAGGACCAGCTGATCCTAAAGAAGTTTCTGATACTATTGTGGCCGGTGCTATATCAATAGGTAAGAATCCCATATCGACAGTAGGTGACTCAGAAATAAACATATTTACCTCAGATGTTTTTGAACAAGGAAGAAAATTAGCTGTTATATTAACAGGAGATGATACTACACCTCAATATCAAGGATCTATATTAGATCAAGTAAGCGTAGCAGGACAAGTAGATTTTACTTTCCTTCCTTCAGGTTCGCATAATATTTTTAATTCTGGATTAGGGTATAATGTTATTTTAGCTAATCAAAAACAAGATACATATAATATTGATAACACTGCTTATGAAATTGTTTTTAGAAGAAAAAACCAAAGAGGTACTAAAGGAGGAGGATACACAAATTTTTACACTCTATATTTACAAGGCAGCCCAGGCAGCCCAGTCCCTTCTACTAATTTTACAGGGAGTTTTTTTACAACAGGAAGCGGATTTTTAATTCTTACTGGGTCATCATATTCTGGTAGCTTTGTAGACTATGGTGGTGATTTTACACATAGAACTACTAATCCTTTAGGGGCTATACATAATTATAATTATCTACTATACAACAATGATACATCTTCAACAGCTATTACTACCGCTGGCTCAAATTTTATTACTTTAGATGCTATAGATAATTCATTACTACGTAATTACTATATCTGGGACCCAGAAAATACTGGAGTTGAGCAATATCCTACTACTCTTGCACCTTTTCTTATACTAAGAGGAGATATTATTAAAATTTCATACGAAGATAGAAATGGTATTCCTAGAACTCAAGAATTTACAGTAACTGAAATTGATCAAACAGGTAATGAGTTTATAAAAACTTTTTATAAATTTTCTACTAATGCTCAAACAAATGTTAACCAAGGAATAAGCATGTATAACAAAATATTAGTAACCCCAGACCCTGCAACAATAGCAAACCCTATTCCTATAGAGGATAACCATATAGTAGGCTCATGTGTTATTAAGCGTCCTAAGTCTGATAATTCTAAAATTATAGTTATTGCTAATACTCCACCTGAATCTGAAGGTATTCAAACTCAAGTAACTGACGGATATTTAATACCTAAAGATTTAAATCAAAGTCAATTATTAACTGTATTATCTACAATTGAACAAATAAATAATACTGGAAACCAAAATCAAAGATAATTAATCTTAAACTTATATATATTTATAATAAAAATTACAAATGGGATATTTAAATAACCAAATAATTACAGTTGATGCTATTTTAACTACTAAAGGTAGAGAATTATTAGCAAAAGGAGATGGCTCTTTTAAAATCACTCAATTCGCACTATCAGATGATGAAATTGATTATACTTTATATAATCCAAACCATCCTTCTGGATCAGCATATTATGGAGAAGCAATTGAAAATATGCCTGTTTTAGAAGCATTTCCTGATCAAACTCAAATTATGAAGTATAAGTTGGTTACTTTACCTAGAGGTACTTCTAAATTACCGGTTCTTGATATTGGATACACAAGTATTTCTATTAAACAAGGTTCTTCATTAGCAATTACTCCTCAAACATTAAATTATTTAGGAAGTAACCAAACATTTGAATCTAGTGGATATGTTGCTACTATTGCCGATGTTAGATTATTATCTACATTTAATGGAGTAGGAATTAATACAACACAAGCTAACGCATTAAACACAACTCCTACTATTGGAACAGCCGTATCTAAAACAGTAATTGGAACATCATTTACTTTAGTAGGTACTACTATTAATACTCTATTCTCAGGATCTAATACAACTATTAATACTACTTTAACTATTGAAGGAAGAGATAGCGGTGCTAGAATTACAGTTCCAGTAACTATTGTTAAACAATCATAATATTAAATAAAACAAAATGGGATTTAAAAGATTTGACCCTCAAGACTTAGTAGTAAGTGTTGATTCTATATCCAGTACAGTCTGGAGCACTAATACTCCTTCATTAACTACTTTTTTTTCTTCTTCTACTCAAGAAGGTGGAACAACTGGAAATTTTTACCTTACTGTTTACCAAACTGCTTCTACATCCGTAGCAGCTATACCTCAATTTGACTTAGTTTATGGTGATTTACAAGGTAGTGGAAGTACACTCTTTAATACTCTAGTTACAGGATCTTCACCTACTAGAACAATTTACGGTCAATATAGAAACTTAATTTTAGCAGATGAAAGCTCTTCGTTTACATTTGCTAGTGTTACTAGTTCATATTTTTGGGCTATAAACTTAGACCGCGCACAGTATAAAGAACATTTATTACCGGGGGCTTTAACATTAACCTTAAGTGGCGCCGCTGCTATTACCCTCACCGATGATAGTAATTATACAACAGTAGTAACACGAAATGACGCCGGTAGAGTATTTAATATTATCTCAGGATCAGCAGGTGTTAGAACCTCAACCCCTAAAGATGCAGCAGGACTAGGGTATACTACAACTTCAGGTTCATATGGTTATTTCCTACCAGATGTTGGAATCTTATTATTAAACGGAGAAGCACTTTCAGGATCAGTTGCTGGAGGAGGAATAGCGCTTTTTGCAAGTAGATCATTTAATACTCCTGGATTAAACACTAGAAGATTATACCAAGCTATAAGCTCATCAGCAACTGCTAATTTTAGATTAAATAGTCAAGAAACCTTATCATCAAATTTTGTATTTGTAAGAGCTAGAAGTAACGAATTTAACTACTCAGAAAATCCAAGTTACATATCTAGTGCTAATGGGTCTTTAACGTGGAGTGATTTTGCTTATAATCCATTAACTTATATAACAACAGTAGGTCTTTATAATGATAATAATGAATTATTAGCTGTAGCTAAATTAAGTCGACCATTACAAAAAGATTTTACTAAAGAATTGTTAGTTAGAGTTAAATTAGACTTCTAATGAATGAGTGCTTACAAACAATTTACTAATAATGATGTAATCTCTGTACCTTTTACAGTTACCAAAGGTTTTGCATTTAGTGGTGAGGCTATAACTTCTTCAGCCGGTATTGATTTTTATGCTGGGTTAAATATAAACCACTTAAACTATGATTACACAACTGAACCTACTACAGGATTAGTTGCTCTCCAAGATAAAAGAGGAATATATAATAGCGCTAGATCCTTATACTACTCTAACGATATCTCATATTATGGAGATTTAACCACAGGATCATATAATCTTTTTAATTCAAAATATAATCCAAATTGGGAACAATATCTTTTACAATTTACAGGTTCTGTATCTGCATCTTTTGGTAGGTTTTATAATTACCCATCTACAACACTATACAATCCTAAATATTTTCCTACAGCTACTCAATCCTTATTGGATGCTGGATCTATTACTGTAGTTTCTATTCCTACTAATTTATACGGTAATTATATTGTCCCTAAATCTTTTAAACTAGGTTTTATAGATAATATAACAGCAAACACATATTATATAACTGATAATGGTGAAGGAAACCTAATCCTTACTTCAGGAAGTAACACCAGTAAAGTGGGGAATATCTTCTATTCTCAGGGTATAGCAGTAATAACCACAGGTAGTTTTTCTATAAACTGTAATCAATGGGCTGAAGATATATCATCACCTACATGGTATGATGATTTACCAGGAATACTTTATACTTCTATTAATTTTTCTTCTTCAGTTACTTTATACGAAAACAAATATAATTGTGCTATTTTAGAAAATGAATTTGGTTTTAGCCAAAACCCATCTTTAGCATCAGGAAGTACTAATACGTTGTATAATTTTGCTACTGGATCTTATTTTTCACCATATATTACATCTATTGGGTTATATAATGATGATAAAGATTTAATAGCTATAGCTAAATTAGGACAACCGCTCCAATGTTCACCAACAACTGATACTACTATCATGATAAACTTTGATATGGTATAAAATTAAATATAAACGTTATGAATTGGTTATATAATAATACAATCGTGAATTCGATTGAGGACATGCCTGAAAATACTTATGGATTTATATACAAAGTTATAAGTCCTAATGGTAAATTTTACATAGGTAAAAAAAGTCTTTATCACAATATAAAGAAAAAACTTACTAAAAAAGAAATATTAGAACAAACAGGTCCTGGAAGAAAAGCTACTACTAAGGTTATTCAAAAAGAATCTGATTGGAAAACATATTATGGTTCTTCTAAAGAATTAAAAGAAGATATAACAAATATAGGCAAAGAAAATTTCACTAGAGAAATATTAAGAATTTGTTATACTAAAAAATCATTAACTTATTGGGAGATTACTTACCAATGTAAAGAAGATGTTTTATTAAACAACACATACAACGATAATATATTAGGTAAGTTTTTCCGAAAAGACTTGGAATAATTTTTCTCTTTATTATCTTGTAGGTTATGATAAACCAACTAGTTGTTGTATTAGTAGATTCCATATTAGGTTCTGGTAAAGATACGGCTCGAAATAATAGAGCATACCATTGTCCTTTTTGTAATCACCCTAAACCTAAACTAGAAATATGTATGGATACTAATTCTGAAGGAGAAAATCCTTGGAATTGTTGGGTTTGCGGTAAAAAGGGAAAAAAACTTATCAACTTATTTAAATCTTTAAAAGCTGATTCCTCAAAGTTAGCTGAATTAAGATCTCTAATAAATGATTCTAAAACCTCTACTCACCAAATAGTAGTTGAAACCATATCTTTACCCAAAGAATTTACCCCACTCCACCCCACTCCAGAAGGAATTATAGCTAAACATGCTTTAAATTACTTAAAAACTCGAAACATTACTGAAGAGGATATTATAAAATATAATATAGGTTATTGCGAATATGGAGAATATTCCAATATGGTTATTATCCCATCATATGATGAAAACAGAACATTAAATTACTTCTCAGCCCGTAGTTTTGATAAAAATTCTTCTCGCAAATATAAAAATCCTCAAGTATCAAGAAATATTATACCTTTTGGTTTTTATATAAATTGGAATTCTCCTTTAATACTATGTGAAGGAGTATTTGATATGTTAGCAATTAAAAGAAACGCTATTCCGTTATTGGGTAAAAATATTTCTAAAGAGTTAATGAAAAAAATTGTAACATCATCAATACAAAAAATATACATAGCCTTAGATAAAGATGCTATAAAAGAAGCCTTAGATTTTTGTGAGAATTTACTGAATCAAGGTAAAAAAGTTTATTTAGTTGAATTGCAAGATAAAGACCCTGGAGAAATGGGTTTTGTTAATTTTACTAATTTAATTCATCAAACCCCCAAACTAACATTCTCAAAATTATTTGAGAAAAAATTACAATTAATATGATTGAAAAAAATGTAAACGTAAATAAAAAATCTGTTACTCGTATTCTCCAAATTGACCCTACATCTAAAAGAGTTAATATAGCTGATAATAGATTTTACAGCAGAAATGAAAATTATTACCCATCAGTAACAAGTATTTTACAATTTTTACCTAAAGGTAAATTTTTTGAAACATGGCTTAAAGATGTAGGACATAATGCTGATGTTATTTCTAGAAAAGCAGCAGACGAAGGAACACAAGTCCATGATGCTATTGAGCGTTATTTGTTAGGTGAAAAAATAGAATGGTTAAATGAAAACGGATATTCAAATTACTCATTAGACGTTTGGAAATTAATTTTAAAATTTCATGATTTTTGGGCTACCATTAAACCAACTCTAATTGAAAGTGAAATCCATCTATTCTCAGATAAGTATAAATTCGCAGGAACTTGTGATTTAGTTGTTGAAATTAATGGTGAAAAATGGTTATTAGATATTAAAACCTCAAATTCAATCCACACAGCTATGGATTTACAATTAGCTGCTTATACTCAAGCATGGAATGAGACATTTGAAGAACAAATAGAAAAAAATGGTATTATTTGGTTAAAATCATCTAAACGCGGAGAAGATAAAAGCGGTAAAAAAATACAAGGTAAAGGATGGGAAATTTATGAACCAACTCGTACTATTGAAGATAATTTCAAATTATTTGAACACGTACATGAACTATTCAAACTAGAAAACCCCAACCCAAGACCATCATCAGAACAATTCCCTATGGAGATTCAGATATCCTCTGATATTTATGACAAAAATAAAGAATGATATCATTAGTTAGCATCTTCAAAGAATTAATATTTGAAGGAGGAAACGTATTTGGCACTACAGCCCCTATTAAACGAGAATATATTCAACCAACTTTAGATAAATTTACTAAAGAATTAAAACGAATTTTTCCCAAAGTTACTTTTAGCTTTGAATCTTTAGGATCAGTTGGAAAAAAAGCTGAATCTGGA